AATTAAGCCAGAAGAGTATAACTGCATATAGTACTCAAATCTTGCCCAGCGATTAGACGGCAGTGTAGATCCAGATAAAACGATCACATCGTATTTGCCTAAGGTAATGTCGTTCATCTTGCCCATTAGATTTCCTACATCATCATATAGAGGGCTGTTAATTTTCATTTGCAACGGTTTATTGTTTGGCTGCATTAAACGAAATACTTTTTCATCTGTGTAAACATATTGCACTAGACTTACAACAGACTTAGCTAATTGGTTTAAGCACTCCTCTATATCATCTCGCTTTGATTTAATACGTCTTTGACCAAATTCATCTAATGCAACCGTTCCTTTGTAGGTACTAGGAGAACTGCCTTGATCTCCCTGCATCATAGCATAAATACCTAGTATGCGTTCTATATCAGCACGAGCATCTGCTTCATTTTTATATAATTCATTAGGTAAAGGCACTGGCCCAGCTACAATCGGTTGTCCTAGTTCAGGATCAAACTCAATAACGGCTGTACCTGCTTTTCCCCATTCTTCTTCTAAATGTTGTTTGTTCATACTCCCACGAGGGATTAACAGCTTTACATTGGTAGAACTGGAAGCATGAGCTACAATTAACGATCTTATTTTATTCACATACTCCTGTAAACCTTTTACTAGCCTTACATCGCTATTGGGATATGGATTGCGATTGAATCCATTCATAAAAGGTACAATTGGATAATGCTCTACTGGTAAATCCACCATATAGAGTTGCACATCGCCTACACTGACACATTGTTGTATTTGTGTAATCTCAATCTCATTGACCATAATACCTTCATCTTCTATTAACTCATTCTTAGTTAATATGTCAATGGTCGTAGTTGAGTTGGGAATAGATCCCATATGCTCTTCGCCTGCCATAGGAGTAGGCTGTCCAGTTTGGGGATCCATCATTAAATGATAAGTTGTCCCTATTTCTTGAGCTATTTGAGTGTAGCTGCCGACATTTTCCTTATCGGTATATATAGTCTGTTCCCCTGCAGTGGTCACTAAGACAATCGGCTCTTTTTTATATTCCTCGTAGTCTACTTCATTGAGCACCTTTTGTTCATTGCTTAAAGGATCGTATATTTTGAAGTAAGGACTTTTAACACGAGTATAGCGTTCAAATAGCTCTAATTCTCTTTCGTCATAAATAGTAGCACCAGTCAATCTGCGTTTAGCAGTTACATCTTGATCGTGTAACCCATATCGAGATTCCGTTACGGTATTTAAGTGACTGGTTTCAGCCGTTTCTCTAATCTCTTGTTCAAACTCTGGATAGGTTTCTACAAGCTGAGTCTGAGACACAAGCTTGCCAATAATAATGTGGGCTGCATCTCTGCAAAACGGATCTTTAGAACTTGGGTCTATAAAGACCTCTAAAGGATCAATAGCTTTTAACTTTACCTCACCTGAGCCAAAATCAGCATCAGGGTCAATGTAAGTCATCATAACACCCATTCCCTTTACATAATAATCATCTATCGCCTGCTTTAACTCTACATTGCCATTAGACTGATCCCATATATACGCCATAATATCTGAAAACATTTTACCGACTTTAGCATCGCTGTTCTCACGTGCTGTCGATTGAAATTTGGGATTGTTGGCAGTTAATAATGCTTTGGCTTGTTCTACTGCACTGTGAACTACATTTACTACCAGAGGTTCTTGAGCACGTCTACGTAAAGCTTTAACTTGGTCTTCTGTCCATTGTTTTCCATTTCTAAACTCGTTATCTTCTACGGCTTGTGTCATCCAGTTCTGACGAGCAGATGAATAATCCGTTAAGAGATCATGAGTTAGCTGGGTAGCTTCTGTTTTAGTAGTATCGTGCAATATATGATTTGGAAATTTGGCTTTCCAATTACATATTAAACGTTTACTTTAAATAAAAGTTCCTAAGTTATGCTATTTTCCAACTTATGTCATCTATATCATTACGATAAGATTTCTTTTGTTCTTTAACCACAGCTTTATGATTAGGTGTGTAGCATTTCTTCATAGCATAGAATAAACCATCCAATAAATCATCATGCTTACCTCGTGGATATAAGAGCAACTCATCTTTCATCTCATCCATAGTTTTTAGCATAAACATCTTCTTTTGAGCAAAGTAAGGTTGCATGGTTTCTAATCGTGAGGATTTACTGGTGCGAGGACTCTCTTTAATCTCCAATCCAGAAATAAAGAGCTTTTCTTCATCACAACGTTGCCTTAAATATTCTCTTAGCATCTCCTGATACCCTACACTCTCTACCCTGACCTTTACAGGCTTAAAGAGTTTAAAGTATTCAATAATGCTTTCAGCCAATTGCATGGGAGTTGCCCTTTTACGGTAATACTGGAGAATATACCTGTTGTTGTTTTCGTCTACCGCAATAGGCATGATTACAGAGTAGTCTGCTGTCTTGCGAACCGAAGAAGCAGGGTCAACCCCCATAAATACGTTTACAGGGAATTCTTCATCCCCATTTTCTAAATAATGATTGTTGTCTTTGTCCATCTTTAAAGTATAGTCGTGATACTGGATATACTCTTGTTTAAAGAGTTGATCTTCGTCCCCTACGATCTGGCACATATACTCTCGATAGAATACAGAAGAACGTCCTATAGAATCCAACTCTTCTTTTTTCTGCACCAGTTTCTTAATCGGCTGCCACTCTTCCCATAACGCTGTATTGGTTTCTAGGCTAGGGGCAAAGTGCATGTTAACCCACCCTTTCATTTCTTTTAAGATCTCTACCATACACCTTTGATGCTGAGGTGTTCCAATTACAATGATCTTACCCTTCTGAGGGTCTAATGATGGCACAGCACTTTGCAACAACCAACGTAAGTTCTGTTCCATAGCCTCAGCCGTTTTTGTATTGTTCTCATCTTCAGGATCATCTACAATAATACAGGTAGGTCGTTGAGAGCCTACTTTAATACCACGCAACTGCTGTCCAGTACCTTTGCATATAATCATAGAGTTGTCTTTAAGCTCAATCTCTGACTTAGCCCACTGTCTAGCTGTATGCTGTCCCCAGTATCCGTAGATTTGTCTAAACGATTCGCTGTACTCTAAGGTATCTTTAATAGTTCCCAACAGTTTGATAGCATGATCTTGGGTTCTCGATACCAGTACAATAAGCTTTGCCCCACTGTGATTCATAATATGGTATAAGGGATAGACACCACCGACAATTGAGGATTTGGCGTGACCACGTGGGGCGATAATATTGACTTGCTTTATGTCGTCATTAACTAAAGTATTGGCTATTTTGTAATGAAAATCTGGAGAAGCAGCAGAAAACATATTGGGCATAATCACTTTACCAAACATAATCATATTCTCTTTTAACTTTTTCTTTATATATGCTTTATCGTCCATTTGGCTTCTTTTCAATTTCCCAGCCCCATACTCTAAGCTCTGGAATGCCTCCTAGTGTATAGGATTTAATAAATCTTTTTTTAAAATTATAAAACACTCGAATTAG